CTCCAACGTACTGGATCGAATACACCGCCGAATCAGTGATGGTGACAACTTCCTGCCGGGTTTGAATGGCCGCCACAATAACAGACCCCCGCGACAGCCGCAAATCCCCGGCCTGTGACGTTGCCCCCGGAGACCAGTTGGCCACGTCTTCTTGGTCACTCCAGCGAACCAGCATGCCGTCTTGCTGCACGGAGCCGATGGGGTTCGCGCCAAATGCCAAGACAAAGCGGTTGATGTCGGAGACCAAAAGGTAGTTTTGGATGGTAGGCGTGTCAGACGCTCCCGGCAGCGTGCTGATCTCAACTCCCCGAGACCCAAGACCCGAGCTGGCATCCCAATAGTAGACAGCCCCTCCACGAGGGCCAAACACAAGGCTTTCGCCAAAGTTCCCCGCACTCCACACCCGAATGGCCGTAGTAGACGTCCCGCCTACCCCCCAAGTACCCAACCCCCACGCACCGCCGCCCCAGCCAGACAAAGCCCCCTCCACGTCGAGGCCCGTGTTGATTTGATACGCCGCAGAGACTGTGGCTCCGCCGCCTCCCGTGACTGTGGATGTGGCATTGGACGACGCCTCGATCGTGTAGGTGTCAACGTCAATCACTGTGACCTGATACTCGTTGTTGAGCGTCAAACCACCGACGGCCGCCGCGCCGCTGAAGGTCACGAAGTCCCCAGTAATGGCGCCGTGCGCCGTGTCATGCACCGTCACCGTAGCGTCGCCGTTCACCGTGTCGAAGGGGTTGTTCAGCACCACCGTGCTGCGGATTGGCGTGATGTCGTAGTAATCCCCGCCGTTGGAGATGTAGAACTTCAGGTGTGTCCCGACACCGATAAATATCTCGCCACCAAGCGTAGCCCACTGCACGAGCAGCCGGCACACACCGAGGTAGGTCTCCGCTGATATGCGTTCCCACCCCCCAATCTTCTCAGGCGTGCCTTGGCGAAAGCGAATCTTGTCGCACGAGTACCACTTGCCCTCATTGACGTATCTGGTGTTTTCTCTGTCCACGCCGGGCTTGAGGATGAGCTTTTTCAGGGTCATGTGTCGCCAGCCTTTTTTGGCGGGCGAGTGCCGAACCACCACACGACACACGTCGTGAAGCAGTAGAGCAGCGTCGCCACAATTTGCGCCAGAAGCGTCAGCAGTTCGCCGTTGTCAAACACGTGGCCGCGCGTCTTGAGCATGTCCATGAGCGTCAGGAACATCATAGTCACGATGCCCGTCAGGTAAATTGTCAGGCCCGGACGAAGCGCACCCCGCAAAAAGTCGACAGTGGCCATCATCATCGTGACGGCAGCGCCCACCCAGCCCTTGCGCTTCTGGGCATCGGGTTGCAGGTAGTTCGCCTTGTCGTGTTCGTAGCTCGCCACCAGCGAACGGGACGCGGCTTCTTCTTCCTTCGCCTCTGCTTCGCGGTCGGCAATCGCCATATCAGCGTCGGCACGGATGCGGGCGCGTTCGCTTTCCATCTGCGCCAGAGCAAGGGCGTTCTGGTGGTTCAGTTGAACGATCTGAATGTCACGGTCCCGGTTTTTCAAGTCAAACCAGCGTTGCAGCAAGACGCCGAGCAAGCCGGTTGCCCCGCCTGAAATCACGCCGCTGATAAGGGTTCCGAGGATGGCAAGCATGGTTACTCCAGTAGCAGGGCGCGGGCGTACAGCATCTGCCGGTCAGCCAGTCCGTGGTGCCCGCCGTTGATGCGCCGCGTCAGTTCGGCAAAGTCGCCGGAGTCGGCCCAGCGGTTCAGTTTCTTGACGCGCCAGAACAGCGCAGCCGACAGCGCCGCCCAATCGTCGCGCTCCAGTAGTTCCGGCTGTTGTTCAAAGTCGGGCACGTCCGGGCCCAGCATCTCGCGCAGCTTGATGGTCGTCATAGCGTAGTTCGCCCGCCCGGTGGTCTGAATCAGTCCACGGCCCATGTACCGCTTGCCGTCACCCGGTTCGGTGTTGCCCAATCGCTTCGCAAGCGTGGTGCCGTCATACCGTTTTTGCTGATTGGTCGGCCCCCATATCTCTCGGGTGTAACGCAGCCGCCCGGACTCATGCCCGATCTGTGCCAGAAACGCCGCGCGGCGCCAATGCGTCGTGCAATCCGCAAACTTCAGAGCCCCCGCAAGCGGGCGTGCCCAGCGCTGCGCCGCGCTCGGCCGAACGCCAAACAACGACTGCAGCAACACCGGGTTCATTTGAAAATGCCCGCAAAAAGTTGCGTTTTTGACGCGATCCACGTCATCATTGCGCTCATCAGCCCGCTCAGCGAAATGGCGGCCCAGAACGCGCCGCGTTCTTGATTGGCCAGCGCCGTGAGCTCCGTGAGCTGTCGGGACATCTGCTCACAATGGAGGTCAAGTTTGGCGACGGTTGCCTTCATTTCGCCAAACTCTTGGGGGTCGATCGCTGTCATGGTGCCCTCTACTACGAGTTTTTGATTCCGTACAGCCGGAACTTGCCGGATTGGATGTTGCCGGACGAAGCAAAAAAACGGACCCCCGTAAGCGCTGAAGTACTGTTGTTTGAAGCGCTGCCAGTCACAGCCTGCATGCCCCCAGCGCTGGTGTTGCACACACCGGTAAAGGTGAAGTTCTTAGCCAAACTTGTGCTTGCGGGCGCGTACACGTAAAAGCAAAAACTGAAAGATGCGGACGCTGCGTTGCTAATCGTAGAGAAGATAGAAATGCGATCGTTGCCGCCGGACACAAGCGCGTTGTACGAACCTGTTGCGCTGACAGGTATGGCTGTATGGTATTGGTAGTTACTTCCCGTATCGTAGGAGCCGCCAACCTTAACCTGCGCGTAAAGCAGAACGTTGTTGGTCTGCACAACCCCAGCAGAACACACAATCATGTACGCGTCGTATGTACTGCTAAAAGTGGTTTCTACATCTACCGTACTGGACCCCGACGCAGTTACCTCAGAGAGAAAAACAACAGCACCAGACGCCGCTGGCGCCGTACTCTGCCACGTCGACCCGTTAGACGTCAGGACATTTCCACTTGTGCCCGGGGCCACCGCCTGCACCGCGCTTGTACCGTTACCCAACAGCACGTTGTTGGCCGTCAAAGACGTCGCCCCGGTTCCTCCCGAAGCCACCGGCAAAGCTGAAGCCAGCGTCAGGGACGACATGTGGCTGGTCGCGTCGATCACGTTCGTGCCGTCACACATCAGCACAATGGACTTGCCGTTGGGCACCGAGATACCCGTACCGCCAGACGTTTTCAGCGTCAGGGCGTAGCCACCGGTGGTGCTGTTCTTGAAGAAATACAGCTTCTCCGCCGTGGGGCAAATGACGTTTCTGGCCGCCGTGAGGGTGCCCGTCATGTCGACGAACATGTTCCGCGCCTCATCCGTGGCGCCGTTGGCAGCGCTCAAGGTGTAGTCCGCGTCCGACATGGCGATCGAGACGTACCCCGCCACGGCGGTGTCCACCAACTGCGTGATGCCTGTATTGACAGTGGTGCCCCACGTACCGTTGAGCTCGCCCGTTGCGGGGAGCGTCAGGCGCAGGCTTGAGGTGTATGAACTTGGCATATCGGTTCCTTACGTGACGACGGGAGTCCAGTTCGGCGTCTGCGAGTCGTTGATGGGCCCCCACGCGGGGGTCAAGTCCTGCTCCACCAGCAGCGCATCGCCGTCCTCAGTCAACAGGTCCAACCCGGACTCCGTCATGAGAACGTTCTGCGGAACGGTGTAAATCTGGTTCCACGTCATTCGATCCTCACGAGTGCGGTGGTAGCGCCGGCTGCCGGAAACTGAACGAGAAACGTCTGCGCTGTAGCGGTTTTGTCCGAGCCAAAGTCCAGCACGCACACAGACTTGTTACCGTCTGTTGCATTGTAGATGAGAGCGCCGCGCGCCGTGAAAGTGGCGTTGGGCCAAGAAGCGTTTGCAAATGTGGTGTACGCCGTGGTGCCCGAAGAAGTCGGGGTGACGTTGGTGAGCGTGATGCCGCCGGCCGCGTACCCGGTGCCGGTGATCTCGCCCGTGGTGGTGTAGGCCGTGGTGGTGGGCCCCAGCGAAGCTGACGCTTCGTACAGAGCGATCTTGAAAGTATCGCCCGTGCTGGCGGTGAAGTTGTGCACCCCCTGCAGCAGCTCCACCTTGAACGACGTGGTTTGCCCTTGCTGCAGTGCCATCAGACCACCTCAGTACGTAGCTGGCCGGACCTGTAGGCGTCCTGACGAAGTTTGCCGTCACCCAGATTTTTGAGCAACGTGAGCGACTGGACGTATCGGTTTTCGTACATGTCCAGCATCTCCTTGTCCTGCTTCATGTAGGTCGCCGCCTCGAACAGGCAGGCGTTGAGCAGCACAGACTCGAAGTTGTCCCCCAGCCATGTGGTGCCAGCCGTCACGATGGACTCCGGGTAGGCGAAGTAGTGCAGCTCCACAGAGTAGCTGCTGTCTGGCGTCGGGCCCACGATCACCGTGTCCGCGTCGAAAAAAGCGTAGTGCACCGGCGTGCCCTCGGACGTGGGGTTGGGGTAGCACTCGCGGATAAAGTTCACATCCTTGTTCAGCAGGTACGTGTACGTACCTGTACCGCTGATGACCGCCAAAGAGAAGGAGGACAGGAAGTCCGTGGGAAGCGCCAGATACGGGCTGCCGTCCGTCAGGGTGCCTGTCACGTTTTTGCGGAACGCCGGCAGCTGCACGGCGTTGTTGATCCGCTGTTCGGCCAGCCGAATGAGCTCATTCGTCACGCTCGTCTCGAACGTGTTCTCAGAAAAGTCTTCGATGTAGGTGACGAGCTCGGCGTAGTTCATGTCTTACGCCATGGGGCCCCGGGCCGTGACGCCCTTGGTGGCGGCGCCGTTGCCGCGCGTCTTTACCCCGGAGGTCTTGGCTCCGGTCTCAGGATAGCCGGCCGTTTTCGGCACAGGCACCGGCTTGGGCTGGTTGCCCTCGGTCTTCATCTTCATTTCGAGCTCGCTTTCTGGTTCATGGCGCGCGCCAGATTGCGGCCATACTTCTTCATGTCCATGCTCGTCACACCGCCCTTGCGCATGCCGTGCATCTTCTTCTCGTGCGCTTTCACCTCGGTGTCGGCGATTTTCTTGACCTGCTTCTTGTCCATGAGGACCTCCTACGAAATTGAGACTGTCACCGTACCGGTTTCGCCCGTTGCCACCAACGCGTTGGGGGTAAGGCTCGCATCAAACAGACTGCTGCCGCCCACCGGTGCCCACCCCCACTGAATCACCCGACTGCCGCCGCCCGGCTCCCCGTTGATGTTGAGCCCTGACGCTGTGTACGTGGTGTCAGGCCGGGGGTCCAAAATCGCCTGCGGGTCGTACACCGGAAACGTGCCAAGTTTAAGCTGCGGCTGGTCTGGCGTCCAGCACTCCGGGCAAGCCAACGTGGACGTCCGGGCGCCACGAACCACCAACCACTTGAGCTGGCGCTTCTTGTACTGGAACCCGCAGACGTCACAGCAGACGAGCGCGTTCGACCCGTTGGCCCACGTGGCGCTCATCCTGAGCTCCCAATATATTGGCGCCGAGGAACCCAAGTCTGCGGAGCCTTCTCGCGGTCCTCGTCGGCGGCCAGCTGGAACTGGCGTTCGTATTCGGCCTGCAGCATGGGCATGCGCGGCGCGAGGTCCGGCACTTTCATGGCAATGTAATACGCCAGCCCGGCCACCATGGCGTTGTAGAACCGGAACGGCATGTCCTGCGTGTACGTCCCGCCGTCGCCGGCGTTCTGGATGCGCCGCAGGCGCCA